CCGCCCCACGGTGCGTACCGGATGGAACAGATTGAAAAAGTTTCGTTTGATTGGTGGAGCAAGTCCATTACAGTGGCATTCGTTGATTACAATACCGTGCACTATTTCGATGGGCAACGCTATTACCGTCAAGGGCGCAAAGAGTCGTATGCGCCGCGAACTGTGCATGGCAACGGGCGTGGAATTGTCTAATTTGAAGTATTGGCGGACGGACGGTTCCGTTGATTACTATCGTGCGGATAGGGAGGGTGAATGATTGTGAGAGAGCATATGTATATCGTAGCTAGTTGGCCTTGTGTTGACTATGTCCAAGTGGCAACTCCGACTCGTAATTACTATGTAGTCCATGCCGCAGACTCTTATGAGGCTTTGCGTAGGATTCTTCAGCTTGAGGGAGTTATACTTTACGCTCATGTTAAGCGGCTCACGTCCTGCCGTAACGTTGGGGCCGGATATGTGGCTTATTATTATAGTGTGGTGTATTGATATGTTTTCTTCGGTTCTTGTTATTTGCGTATGCATCCTTGGTATTGTTGCCGTTTTTGGTATTATGTGATTGGAAAGGATAATTAAAAAATGTCTTATGGTGACATTCGTGTCGGGAGGTTCAACAGCTCTCATATGGGGGGTGACGTGCGTATCGAATACTGCACACACCAACATCTTTTTTATCTGACATATAACGTGGAGTTCCATACGCCAGTCGGCTTGACTGAGGGCGTCGCGCGGTGCGGTTATGACCCTACGAAAGCCAATGAAATGCGTTCTATGGTGTTGGATGCTATGGATATTGCGGCCAAACCACTGGAGGATAGGGATTAGCGTGTACTTTCGTGGTTGGATTCATTCATGGACGTGCGGCGATTGTCCCGACGCTGATACGTATTGGCGTTTGCGTGCGTTTTGGGCAGGTGCGAAGTGTAAGGGTGACTCTTTCACGCCGCCGAGACGGTGTCCGAGTACCGACTTGTGGTTTGATATGTGGTGGTATGGTGCAGAGTCCAGTAATGAGGAATTGGAGCTTTAATTATGAAATTGAAGAATTTGAATTTTGATAAAAGCGAAAAACGTACGAATTGGTTTGATGACGGCGTGCTGGATGATGACCGTGTGCGCCGTGTCATTCGGGGGCGTCGCCGTAATCTGCACTTGCGTGAATACAATCGAGGTGAGGGTGATTGGGAAACATTATGCCGTAGTATAGCACTGCTCAAGAACTTTTATAAGCCTCAAGGGTCGCAAGTGGCGTTCGCCGACGGGGTGGAACATGCGGCAAACGTTTGCCTATCATTGTCCTCCCACACATCTTGCATCGGAGCGTTGGCGCGAACTCAGGATATCGAAATGCTGGGCGGCGTCATTTATGCCCCGGCTATGGTGGCGTGGTGCGCCGTCTGTCATGTCAAGGGCGCGTCATGCTATGAAATGTGCAAAGTCTGGGATGGCAATGAATTTGCTCAGACTGTCGTTAAAATCGCGTGTCGTTGTTTTGACAATCTGACAGATGTGCGGTATACTGATGAAGACATTGCAAGAATGTCTCAACAGCAGCAACAATAAAGATAAGGCGGTATGATTATGGCATACATTAAGAGAGCCAAGCATTACAGTATTGTGCGCGGCATTACGCGCGGTGAAAACGGTGAACTCGTTGATGCCGAGGTGGTCGTGAATGGCGCGTGCCGTACTGCTGACATGGCTATGAAGAAAGCCCGCAAAATCAACAAGGACATGCTACCCATGTCCGCCGAGTATCATGCGCAGGCAACGCGCATGGATGAGGCGATTTATTGGGCTAATTGCGAATTTGGAGATGATACCATTGTTGACTATCCGGGGCCGGTTAACGGCAACGTGGTTGAAGATGATATTATCACCGAGGAAAATAATTAATAATCCCTATAAGGAAAGGCAACACTAATGGCTGACAACGAACTGACCGTAACGAACGGCAACAATTTTTCTGCGAACGGCACTAACGCCGTATCCCACTTTTTCGATACTTCTACGATGGACGGTAAGATGGCGCTGTACAACGCCATGCAGACCGCCGATAAGGTAGATGAACACCTTAACGAGCCGTTGCATGTCACTAACGTGCTGGCGCAGGCTATTGAAGTCGCCAATCAGGAGACTGGCGAAATCAATTCGTCCACCCGCGTAGTCATTCACGCGGAGGAAGGTGATTTCGCCGCCGCCTCCCCTACGCTGGCGCACGCATTCGGCAATCTGTTCGCCATTTTCGGTACGCCGGACACGTGGAATCAGCCACTTGCCCTCAAGGTGGTGGAAAAGAAGAGCCGCCGTGGCTACAAGTTCTTTGACCTCGAATTGGTGTCGGAAAGCAAGCGTAAGTAACGCGATTGTCCGCACCGTATGATATCATGGCAACGTCCCTATAGGGATGTTGCCGCCAGACTCACCCCCCGCCGTTTCCATCCTTGCGGCGAGGGGTGTTTCATACTCACAGGGGGGAACCGTGGCAAAACGCAAAAACCGCCGACGCGCTGACAATCTGAAACGCAACGCCGCAATCAGGTCGGCACAGGTACGTCGGGAACGAGCAGTCAGAGATTACAGTACCGGACGTCTCCCCAAGCGAATCACCGAAACGTTCTTGGGGAATCTTAGTGCCCAACAGCTTGAGCAGGTCGCGCGACGCATTGGGCAGGAGTTCGGAGAACAACAGCAAGCCTTAAGGGCGCGGGATAATGAGACGTATCAGGTTGTTCCAGACGTTCGCGTCACGAAACTTGACCGTGAGATGGCCGCGCGTCCGCTGATTACCGATGCGGAAATCGCCGCCGCCCCGTCGAAACGTCGGAAAACATTGCGGCAGCAGCAGCGACGACGGGTCGAGGCACGGCAGAAAATCAAGCGTGCCCAACAATTCGAGGCGCTGGGCATGGCCCGCTATACCGTGGGTGAAATGCGTGAGATGGAACGTGCGGGTGAATCTCCGTTTGATGTGCTGGGCACTCACACGGTTGGCGGTTCGGCACGTGACGAACTTATGCGAAGCCGTGCGAATGTGTTCGGCTCAGAGCGTGGTATAAGTCATGCGCGTGTGATGATGCGAGAGGGAGACCGTAGGAAGCTTGAGCGAGAAGTGCTTGAATACGCCGGACTTGTAGGACGTGCGCCGTTGCGTGCGGGAACTAGGCGTATTCCTGAAAACGAAGGCGTTTCGGATTTTGATAAGGTCGCGCAACAGCTCGAAGCATTCGACTCTAGTGTCGCCCAAAGATTCGCTTCTTTGTCGAACCGACAAAAACGATGGCTGATAAACAACACGAATTTCAGCACCGTAGTACGCGAGGCAACGTGGTATAATGATAAGGCGCATAAATGGGAAACTAAATCGGACGCGGAGGATGTAGAGACACGACTTGATGAATGGATAACCAGCGCAGCAAGACACTAAAAAAAGGATGGAATTATGCGAGAGCGTCGAACGGCGGCAACAGACGGCGCAACATTATTGACGGATGACGGTATAACGCCATTGACGGCGAACGCCGTCGTTCGCCTTACGATGCTTGACCATCATACGCGCGTATGGTGCGCACATGGATGGCAGGATATCAAGCTAATAGCGGCCGAGCTGTTGAGACGCCTCCCCCTGCAATCGAATCCGGCCAAGGATGGAGTTTATGGCACTTTTAATATTCGCGGCCACTTCTACAGTTTCCGCGTGCGCATGGGCGGTATCACCGTGGATTTTCTGGACGTGCGCAATGTCACACGCGACGACGGGCTGAATGTCTCACGTGAAACGTTTGGCGGTGCGGATGACTTGGAAACCACGTGGAACATCGCGCAGGAATGCGACGCCCTGAGGCTCAAGGGCACGACCATAGCGTCTATGGCGATGGGCGATTATATCGGGGGAGATTACGCCGGATTCAAACAGCACTTTCCGCCATTGGATAAAGCGGAATATCATCGGATGCGCCCCGCATACTATGGGGCGATAGTGTACAGCAGGCCGGGGGAATATCGGGATTGCAAGAGCTGGGACGTGAACAGCCTCTACCCGAGCGTCATGCGCGACTTTGCCATGCCCGTAGGCGCGCCGATATGGTATGAAGGAAAATATCATGATGATGCTGATTATCCGCTGCATATCGATGTTATCTCGTTCGATGCTCGATTGAAGCCGGGGAAAACGGCTACGCTCACGAATATCCTACCCGTATGGGGGTACGAGGGCGAACGTATGGACAGCACGTTAGGCGTCGTCACCATGCCAGTGGTCGACGTGGATTGGCAGACCTTGACGGAAAACTATGATGTCCATGCATGGGATTATATAGGCGGCTGGAAATTCCGTAAATCGCATGGACTCTATTACAACTACGTTGACAAATGGTTCCACGTGAAACAAACCGCAACCGGAGAGCGTCGGCAGATGGCGAAACTATTGCTTAATTCGTTGGTGGGGAAATTCGGAGCATCGCTTTATCGGCCTATGCTGCACCCGAAACCCTCTGGCGATGGCGGCGTGGATTTTACCGTGGATAAACCCGAGTCAACCAACTCACTCGCATGGCTACCCACCGCCGCCTATGTCAACGCCTACGGGAGGCAAATACTGTCACGCGCGATGAATGCGAACGCCGACCGCGTGCTTTACGCCGATACGGACGGCATGATACTGGACGGACTGGATGCGCCCGCAGATATCGAAATGGACGATAAGAAACTGGGCGCGTGGAAAAACGACCACACCTATGAAAAACTCCGCATCCTCGGCAATCGCAAATACTGCGGCGCAGAGGAAGACGGCGGCACGGTGATGCGGTTGAGTGGCGTGCATCGAGCTGCCCCTATCCCCTACGACGACTTTTTGCCGAGGTCACGCCATGTCAACGATGACGGCTGTTTTTTTGTGCTATAATAATCGGTAGCGGGGTGTGCGTCCCAAGCTGATTCAATGGCCCGACCGGTAGGCAATCGGTAAGGCGATTCGGTCGGATGTAGACGTGCGTAGCCAACGCCCATCGACGGCGAGGGAACCCGCACAGCCTAGCAATCCGGCACGGCAGCGTGATTGCCGCCGTGCCATCTACCTTAAGAGGTGATTATGGACGACACTGAAAATGACGACAAGCCGGACACCACGCCCGATGCCGAACCGGACGGAAACGCCGACGACAATACGCCGGACCCGGAACCAGAGGCGCAGGACGATAACGAACCCGACGACGCGGGCGACGACAAGAACGCCGACATGGCCGACCGTATCAGCGCATTGGAGGCGACCGTGGCGGAATTGTCCAAAACCGTCGAAGCGATGCGCGACGCCGCCGCCGACCATGTGCTGAACGATGGCTCCGACGACAATGCGATGCCGGAATCGGCTGAAATGACCGACGACGATTACAACGGCACCTACGACACGTTCGACGACTTATATGAAGACTGACAATTAGGAAGGAAGGAACAACTCTTATGGCAACTACGCCAGTGGTGACGCCGAAGCAGCAATTGCGCCCGCTCACCGAATTCAATAACGCTCAGATTCTCAACATGATTCGTAACGAGGCTTCGCCGGAATACCAGCGGCGAATGCCCTCGGCCACTCAGATGAACATGGACCGCCAGATGGCTACGCTTATGTCTTCCACCCAGCTGAAGAACGAGTTTTATTCGGCGCTGGTGAACCGTATCGGCGGCACCTACGTGAACACATGGCGTTGGAATAATCCTCTCAGCGTTTTCCAGCGGGCATCGCAGGCGTATGGCGACACGTGGCAGGAAATCGCCGTGGGAATGCCGCTCGCGCAGGTCTATGACCCTGATGCGGAATATCTCGGCGCGGATAACTTCCGCAAGTGGAAAATCGACGTGGATTCGCTCTATCATCGTCTGGACTTTGCTCACTGGTATCCTGCGACCACGGATGATAAGACGCTTCAGCGTGCTTTCACTTCCGAAAACGGTCTGGCCTCGCTCACTTCTCAGATTCTCACATCCTGCTACAATGCGGCTGAGGTTGACTTGTTCGAGGCTCTGTGCCACCAATTCGTCGAATACGCGAAACTCGGCGGCTATTGGCGTGTCCACATGGACAATGACCTGAACAACATGGGTAGTTCGGAAACGGACGCTCGCGACATGCTACGCCAGATTCGCGCATGGGCGGACACGCTTAAATTCGTTTCCACCAAGTACAACGCCCGTCACATGCCGACCTTCGCCCGCCCGGACGAACTCGTGCTGTTCTGTTCCCCGGAAGTCAAGTCGGCGCTTGACGTGCAGGGCCTCGCCACGGTATTCCAGCGTACCGACGCCGAGCCGACCATCGACCGGATTATCGTTATCCCTCAGGACAGGTTCGGCATGGATGGCGTACAGGCCATCCTAACGACCGACAAGTTTCTGATTGACATTCCGGTCATTAACGAAATGACTCAGCAGACTAATCCGGTCAACATCAATTCGGTGAACCATTATCTGCATGTCCAACACATCATCTCGGTGTCCGGCTTCGCTCCGGCTGTCATGTTCTGGACGGGTGCCGGTTCCACCGCGAACGTGGTGACCCCTACCGGCACGCAGGCCGAAGCGCCGAAGTTCCAGCTCAAGCTTGCCATGTATGGCGGCGGTTCGGAAACTCCGAGCGATGTGGCGCGTGGCGGCGCGGTGCAGGTTACTGCCGACACGACTATCGCTAATGACGGTACCGCCACGTTCCGCTCGGATGCGGTCGAGTATCGTATCGGTGACACCGCCAAGCCGAAGAGCGATTACACGTATGTCTCGCCTACTGGCGTGCTTGTGGTCGGACTTGACGAACCGAACACCACCATCCCGATCACCGCAACCGCATTGTACACGAATCCGGCGACGCCGGAAGTGCCGGGAACCGTGTCCGCGGCTCTGGACGTGCCAGTGGTCGGTGACGGTGTTATCGGATTCAATCCGTCCATCATCGCATCCATTGCCGTGACCGTCCCGAACATGATCGTAGGACATACGGCGCAGGCGACTGCCGTGGCGACCATGATTGACGGACGCACCGCCGACGTGACCGCACAGGCCGCTTGGACGTCCGGCACTCCGGCGAACGCCACCGTGTCCGAGTCCGGCGTGGTGACTGGCGTCAAGGCGGGCAGCTCTGACATCGCCGCCACGCTGTTCGGCGTGTCCGGCAAGAAGAGTGTGACCGTGACCGCGTGATATAATGGGAGGGTAGCCGGTTGGCTACTCTCTCTCACGGTGTGATGCAAGACAAGGCCCGGAGCGCAATCCACGTGATTGCTCCGGGCCTTGCCATACCGGAGGACAATAATGATTGACGACGCGAACCCTTACGTAGAATCTAATTTTTCTTGGGCGGAATGGACACCGAACACGACACTGAAACTCTGCCGAGTGCCGTGGGATGCTTCATACCGTGATATCGTGCGGTTTGTTTCACGTGAAACGCAGCGAGAATGGTTCGACAAACTGGACGGCGTGGAATGCCGTCCGGCCACTATGCATATTTTCAACGCGCCCGCCCGCGTCGAACTGCCGTTTAACGAAGCATCGAACTGGAATTATCTTGTAGCCTATAACGACTACCCCGAATTGGAGGGGCCTCGCGCGTGGTATTACTTCATTCAGCGCGTCGAATACGTCAACGCCCATTGCACGCAATTGGTCTTGATGCTGGACGTGTGGCAGAGTTTCCAGCACGACGTCACATTCGGTAGCTGCTATGTGACGCGCGGTCATATCGGCGTCGCCAACGAACGCCAGTGGAATGACTATGGGCGCACATATCTGGCGCTCCCGGAGGGCTTGGATACCGGAAGTGAAATGGTCACAACGTCACAGGAATATCAGAGCATTATCGAAGGACGGCATTATGACATAGATGGCGGTGCCGTCGATTGGGTCGATTACGGTTTGATTGTGGTCAGCACCACTAATCTCACCGACGACCCCGGCAGCACGTCCGAACCAAAGCTTACCACCGCAACCGGGGCCATCTTCGAGCAGGAGACGGACGGCTGTTCTGTCTACTATTGTGAAAACCGAATGGCGTATGTCGCCAACATCATGGCCCTTGGCACGCTGTTCCCGTGGATAACGCAAGGTATTTGCGCCGTCTACATGGTGCCGAAAATTCCACAGGATTACGTGAGCCGATATGGGCATAGGGTTACGGAGATTTACGGGCAGCCAGTGTCAGAGGAATACGGCAACATTTATTCTTTTAATTCCTCTCTCGATTCGGACTTACGCTACGAGGATGTTATGTCCGTTGCGAACTTTCGCAATAAATTCAACATCCCCGCCCGATACCGGAATCTGCGCAAGCTCTATTGTTATCCGTTCTGCGTTATAGAATGCAGCTGTCTGAACGGCACGGTCATTACTTATCGACCTGAAGATATTCAATCCGATACGCTCACTGTCCGTGAAACCTACACTTACGCGCCGTCCGGTGCAAGAATCAATTTCTACATTCCCGGCTACAATGAGGCTGGAGCGACTACTACGGTCCCGCTGCGTATCGACGGCAAAGACATGGGGCTACCGATAGACGGCGGCGAAATGCTCAACGCAAGTTTCGGTATCACCAATTTGCCTCACTTTTCAGTGGTCAACAATGGTGGCGCGCTGGCTATGGCGAACAGCGCGTACACCCGCGCCTACGCGCAGGAGTCAGCCCAATGGACCAGGCAAAAGGCTTTAACTTCGGCTAACGTGGTCAACTCCAATGCCGCATTACAGCGCGAATACGCCACACGGCAAACCAATTGGGCAAACGAGAATCGGACGGCAACCAACGCCATCACTGCAAACTCGCTAAACCAGTCCCTTGCCATCGGACAGAATCAGACCAGCCAGATGGCTAATCTCCAAGTGGAGCAAAATATCAAGAGCAACAATCTCAACGGTATGGCCGGTATCATCGGGGGGGGACTGAACGCCGTCGCATCCCGCAGTCCATTGGGTGCGGTGAACGCGGTTGGCGGCGCGTTCCTCGGCTCCGCACATACGGACATCGCCAATTACGGCATCAATTCGTCTGCCGCTGTCTCCAATTCCACGGCGGCGGCGAATACGGCGAATCAGATTGCCACCAATGCGGCGGCCACGTCGCAGGCCAACGCCTACGCAAGCGGAGCGACCGCACTGGGCAACCAGCTGAACGCCGTCGTGTCGCAGGCGAATTACGGACTGGCCTCATATGCGGCTCAAGGTGATTACCAAAACGCCATCGCCGGAATTAACGCTCAGGTGCAGCAGATGCAACTGACTCCGCCAACCACTTCGGGAGCGCTCGGCGGTGACATGTTCAACTTAAGCAACGGAATTATGGGCGTGTTGGTGCGGTTCAAAACGTGTGCGCCGAGCGCGTTGAGGGCGGCAGGTGAATACATGCTACGCTATGGGTATTTTGTCCAGCGATTCGTCACCCCTCCCGCCTCACTGGAATGCATGGAGAAATTCACGTTCTGGCAGATGCAGGAGGCGTATGTGCGGGGCACGCTGCCTGAAGAATACCGACTGACAATCAAAGGTATGTTTGAACGTGGTGTGACGGTTTGGGACAAGCCCGAGTATATCGGCGTGACTGACTGGGCTGACAATGAGCCACTTCCGGGCATTGGTTACGAGTGATATAATGGCAGTATGAGTAGGTCTAAAAAGAATCGAGTTGGCGGCGCGTTGCACCCACGTGGCAATTACGCGAAAACACGCGCCGTCACGCTTGATGACATGTATCTTCATTTGCTGATGGAACTCGCACTGAACCGTTTCAGCTGGCGCGGATTACCGCCCACTGTAGACGAACGTTGGCTGGAAATATGTCTGTGCGAATACGGATGCGCGTTGTTTTTCGAGGATAAGCGTATCGGCAGGTTCCTTGTGACTCAGGCAGGTTATCAAGGCAGATTGAACGTGTATAATAATCCGACATGTTTCGAGCCGGTAGGCGTCAACTACCACTACAAGCAGCTCAAGGCCGGTTCGGAATGCATCCCTATCTGGGATAATCGAATGCGCGTCGGATTCAAGCCGACGTTATGGCAGTACGCGCGGCGCCTCGCCGACATTGACAAGGCGTATGACGTGAATCTGGAGAGTCTGAAGCTGCCGACCATCATCACTGCCGACCCTCGCACCAAGCTCACCGTGCAGAACATGCTTCAACAACGGCAGGACGGTCAGGATTATATTATCGGATACGATTCGCTTGACCCCGGCAGCTCGTTCCAGCCGTGGCCGAACACAACGCCTTATCTGTTGGACAAGTTCGTCCAGCAAAAAGCGCAAGTGACTAATGAGGTGTTGGGATATCTCGGCATTCAATCGTCCGGCACGGAGAAAAAGGAACGGCTTATTTCCGATGAGGTGGCGCAAGCCAATGAGAAAGTAGACGTGTTCCGCTTGAGTTTCCTCAAGGCGCGGCAGACTGCGGCGACTGAGATTAACCGATTGTGGCCGCAACTGAACGTGTGGGTGGAGTATGCGGACGCGCAAAGCTCCGGCGTGCCCAACGCGCTTGATTCAAGCGCAGGCGGCACTACGGACATCGATATGCCCGCATCGTACGACGCGGGTATCGGAGGGGTATTATGATGACGCAGGATTTTACCGCCTATGCTATGGAGACTCCCGGCGAGTACACTGAAACTCTCGGCAATCTCATTGCATTCGGATACGACACGGCTGACAAGCTGCATCTGTCCGCCGACTACTATCCGATTTACCGAGAAGAACATCGTGCGGAATTGAACGAGAAAATCGTTCGCCATTACGCATTAAGGGAAATTGGGCAGGAAACCGCGCAGCAATTCGTTTTCTACTTGGGAACGACGATGGCGGAAATCATGCCCTATTTCAACGAGCGTTACCGGACGCTGGACATGCAATACAATCCGTTGGACTCTATGGATATGACGACGGACAGCGAGAGCGGCAGCGAATCCCAGTCGTCCGGCAAAGCGTCCAGTACGCAGGACTCGACCAGCTCTAGCACATCCAAGTCAGACAATTCCAGCACTACCACGTCAAAGAGTTTTGATAGCGACGTGCCGCAAACCGGTGTTGTAGGCGACTTCGCCCGCTACGCCTCCCATGCGAACGAATCGCAGGCGGACAGTTCCGGTACCGCGTCCAGTTCGCAGGATTCGACCAGTCACACCACGGCGCAAAGCGCAACCGACTACCAACACGATTCGAGCAACGCAAAGGGCAAGAGTCATGTGACCGGGCGCAGTCAGAGCGCCATGAGTCTGATTCAGGAATACCGGAACGCCATCATCAACGTGGATATGGAAATCGTACGCAGCCTCGAACCGTGTTTCATGCAGATATGGGGTTCGTATGATACAATATTCGGCAACTGCCATAACTATGGAGAATGGGAGTAATCATGAGCACCATTAATGCACTGGTTCCACGGCAACGCTTGTTCGACGGGGTGCCGACATCTGTTCCGTTCACTTATCGGGACGGGCTGACAACTTTGCAGTTGATTGAATGCTTGCGCCATAATCTTGACGCTTTGCAGACATATGTAGATAAGGTTAAAGAATGGGTGAAGTCCGAATCCGACAAGACAGATGCGGAAATCTCCGAAATCAGCGAACATCTTGCGTCGGTCGATGTGCAGCTTGAGGATATTATAAGCAAGCTCGGCAAGCTCGAAATCACCAATGATATTTATGACGTAACGCAAGGGCGGTACGTTGATAGCGTTGACGCAATGCGTAATATGTATCGCGAACTGGCTGTATTTGGCGCACGAGTCAACCAAATGGCACAACTATCCGTGCCGATGGCCGCCGCACATACGTGTCTTGAGTTCGCGGTGCTTGGCAACAAGACCATTTTCCACAACGACGAACCGCGCATTACGCCACGCGACGCGCACGTGGATGACGGCGAACCCGTCAATCCGCTATCGGTGGAGAATCTCGCCAACAGTGTCGTGGTTAACGATTTTATAAAAACCGCAAAATAATAGGAAGGATTACGGCAAATGACCAGCAAAACCCCAAATTATAATCTTGAGAAATATGACGCGACGGACGCGCCTAACCTTGAAGGCTCGTACAACCGTTCGATGGACATTCTCGATACGACGTTAAAGACGCAGTCGGATAGGATTGACGCCATTCCGACACCGGAGTCACTACCGGAAGGTTTGAGTGCATTCACTGCCGCCCTTGGACTGAGCGCCGCTAACGCCAATGCGCTCGGTACCGCGCTTAATCACTTCCTCAACCGTGTTCCCGCAACCAGTGGCGGCCAGTACACCGTCAAGAACCTCAACGACACCAAGGTCACCGCGGAGGGTCTGCCGTTCGTTTCCACCACTGCTTCGGGAGATTGATGGACATGGCAGACGGACAGCAGGCCACGCCGGTGGACTCCGCCGCGTACGGTATGACGGGACATTTTGGACTGCCGCTTTACAATGACGCGACACCGATGGACATGCGCGACGGGTTCAACAGAGCCATGCGCATGATAGACCAGATTCTAAATCAGCTCAATACTCAAATTCGAGAAAAAAAGGACTAAACAATGGCTACCGTATACAGTAAAACCGATAATTACGGGCTTAATTTGTATGGCGACAATGACCCAGCCGATTTAAGGGACGGCTACAATGGCTCCATGCACACCATTGACGATACGCTCGGAAAGCACCTTAACCGAATCGAAGGTGTCGAGTCGCGTGAAACGCATGATGAGGAAGTGGTCAAAGCGCTGATTGGTGATAACACGGTTGACAGCGCCACCGCATCGAAAGCCAAATGGGATAAATCGATTACAGACGCCGCCGCCGCAACCGCCGCCGCCGCAGCCGCAGCAGGTAAGGCGGACGACAATACCGCGATTCTCTCCGCGTTGGGAGCCGACACCACGGCAAACGCCACCGCCAATAAAACCAAATGGGATAAAGCGGGAGCGGACGCAGCGACAGCCATAGGCAAGGCTGACAACAATAAAACAATTCTTACCGCACTTGGGGCAGGCTCAACCGTTGACGCCACGACGCAAAAAACCAAACTGGACAACACCGCCACCAAGGTGGACGAGCTTGCGAACGCGCGCGTGGACAGCAAGCTTGACTCGCACTTCATCATCCATGCGCACCGTGGTTCCTACCGTTTTCCCGAAAACACAATGGAAGGGATTATGTGGGCGGTACGTCACGGATATATACCTGAAATCGACGTGCAACTCACGTCGGACGGCGTGCCCGTAATCCTACACGACACCTCCACCGCCCGCACGATGACGGGGACGGCAGCTAACGTTTCATCCATCACTTACGCCGATTTTATGTCACGTGAAGTCAAAGCCAAGGTTCACGGCGGCAACACCGGCAAGCCAGTGAGTATGGAACAGGTGCTACAGGCTGTGGGGGATAGTCCCGTCGATTTTGAAATCAAGTCATTGACCAACGAAACTACGGACGCAATGCTGGAACTACTGCGAAAGTATAGCGCCACCGCAATCCACGAAGTGACTTCGTTCAGCTGGGAACAGTGCGTCCGCGCCGTGCAAGGGGGCATAAAATACGTTTCGTGGACGTGGGACGCTAACGCCATGCCACATTCTTGGGCTGACATGAAGAATGCCGGTATTTTCTGCGGAAACCCGCGTGAAGACAAACTCACTTCGGCAATGGTCAGCGCCGCACACTCGGCTGGCGTCAAGATTAATCCGTGGCTTATTAATGATCCCGTGGCATATGAGCGAGTCACCGCGCTTGGAGTTGATGGCATTACCTCCAATTGGCCGGATTACGCCAGTGGACAGTTGGAGCGCAACTTCACGCCATTCAGCACGGGACAGAACGTTTTCATGCGTCCGAACTATGCCCCACAAGGCGGCACGGTATCACAGGAAATATCGGAAGCGGTTAGGGCGAAAAGCTCGTATCTCGCACCGGACGGACTTTTCCAACTCGGAGACGCGGACTCTCAGATGCTAGTGGAATTGGTTGAGTGCGGCACGGTGACGCTGCCGGTCAGTATCGACCTTGAAGGGTTTGAGTCTCGCGTTCAGATTGGCGAGAATGGCGAGACGAAGAACATTGCAGTAATCGCAGTGAAGGAGTCAACCCCTATCGGCCAATTCAACGACGTGGCAACGGCTGGACAGGTCGGTATCATTGCGGGCGTTCGACGTAACGGTGCTACATTCGGCGGTTTTTATCAAGACAATGTGACGACGGTTGCCTTCGATAATACCCCCGCAGTGTCTCCATCTGTGCCAAACGACAAAGCCGTAGGTGTGCATGCGTCCTTCGTTCTCGACCGTGACCACGCTCGAATCATTTGGGCGTATTCCAATGGACAATCAGGTGATGTGACCACAGGAGATAATAAGGGCGTCACGTTGCCGGATACCGATAAATACCGTCTGTTTATCCGCCTTGCTCGCAATTTTAAGAGCGCATGGAAAATTAGGGTACGCCCCTCTGATGGTTATCTCTACGAGAACTGATGGACTATTTTAAGCGATAGCCATGCTGCTATAATAGCAGCATGGCTATTACTTTTGATGATTGGGTTAAGCAGACACAAGACCGATATTGGGATATGGATGGCGCATACGGTGCGCAGTGCTGGGACCTATGGGCCAAGTATAGTATGGACATGTATGGTCTGAGCGTTCAAGACTGCATCACCCCCACCGGCTATGCCGAGGGATGCTATACGAGGTTCCCCTACACCGCCGCACTCGGCAACGTGTATGAGAAAATGGACTCCAATTATACGCCAGTTAAGGGTGACGTGGTTTTTTGGACATTCGGCGGTCAAATCTACACTGGCTCCCATGTCGCAATCGTATGGGGTGGCGTCACTGGCGATAATATCGATGTTCTAACACAAAATCCCACTCCGGCAGTTCATCAAACCTTGCCACTCTTGCGCGGTTCGCAGCTGCTCGGCTACCTGCATCCCAAGAACTTGCAGCCGGGCGGCACGACGCCGGATAATCCGAACGGCGGCAATCCCACGGGTGGGGATAATCAAGGTTCGGGCGTGTCTGGCGGTTCGTCCGCATGGATACAGCAACAGGGCGATAATTTGATATACCATTACGGCTCGCGTAGTGGCGGCATGTCGGCGTTGTTCGTCAAGACTACCGCGCAGAATTGGATATATCGCGGCGCGTCCGGCACGGGTGCGCCGGATGGAGACGGCGGGCAATCGTCGCCCAGTGTAGGCGACGGCGAGTCAAGTTATGCGCTTTATGTGGTGGGCACGGTTGAATCATCATTGCGATGGGATGCGGTAGAGCCTAATCGCCAAGGCATCGGCATTGCGCAATGGAGTTTCGGCCGCCGCCTGCAAGTACTGAACGCGATGAAGACGGTTGACGCTGATGGATACCGGACGTTCGCCGCCGCCGCGCCGGACATTGTCGCGCTTATGGACTCGGGCGGCACGTTTGACAGGGCAATGACCGGTAGTGAGGTTGCTGCGTTCCAGACGTGGGCACGTCGTCCTCAGTCTCATGCGGGTCAACGCGCTCAGTTCGCTACGGATTACGAGGGCTATCCGCAAAAATACGACGACGCGAAGATGCAAATACTGTGGACTTGCGCATATCATCAATCTCCCGCAGGTGCGTTGAACGTGCCGACCGCGACCACGCTTGCGGGGTTGCGTGACAACATTCTAGCCACATCCCCGTTCGGACCATATGGCACGCGATATCAGGCCGCCTATAGCTTGCTGAACGTCTGGGATGGGAAGAGTGCGCCGCCAAACTTTTAACAAGTGTGCTATACTGGACACATGGGTGACATTAACGTGCTTAATGAGAATGATTATTATGACTATGGTAGAGCATTGTCTTATCATAGTCCTTGGATGTTCGTAATCGGAGCACGTGGCCTCGGGAAAACCTATGGCGCTAAAAAATTGGTTATCGGTGATTGGATTAAGAAACGCTGGCAATTCATTTATCTACGCCGGACAGCAGAGGAACAGAAGAATAAGGGCACATGGTTTGCAGACGTCGCGGAGCAATACCCGGAACTGGAATTTAGAGTGTCCGGGAATCAGGCCGAATGTCACTGGCTGGATGACAGGGACGCAACCGCAGACAAGCATGGCAAGAGCCGTGCGACATGGCATGTCATGGGGTATTTTATCGCCCTATCGCAAGCTGGACAGGTGAAATCGGTTGCCTACCCTAAAGTACGAACTATTATCTTCGACGAAATATTCCCCGACAATATGCGCTATCTCGGCGGAGAAGTTACGGCGCTTGAGGAATTTTACAACACGGTTGACCGTTGGAACGATAGGGTTCGCGTTATCATGTGCAGCAACGCCGTAACGTTGGCTAACCCGTATTTCAGCGCGTTTAATATCAACCTAAAACCGCAGTTGGATAATCACACACAATATCAGCGATATTGTGACGGGTTCATCATGGTGGAATTGGCCGATTACGGCGGATTCAGTGCCAAGGTTGCCACATCTAAATTCGGACAGTTTTTACGCAGGTATGACGAAAATTATGCGAATTATGCAATCAATAATAATTTTAGAGATAATGCCAATGCTCTCATTAGTGATTTTAATAACGCCGGTTATGCGTTCACATTAAGAACCACTGAATACGGCGTTTTCAACGTTTATCAACAACTAAGCGATACCGATGAAGTATTGTATCTCATCACAAAAAAACAACCTAAAATCACAAGGGATTTTACATTTGACTATCGACTGGTCGATAACGATTGTATGATGCTCAAACGTTCGGACGACATGACCCAGAAAATATTAAACGCCTATCGCGTCGGTAGATTACGGTTCGAGACTCCGCAAATTAAGGCGGAATTCAGTATGATTCTTGGCGGCTTGTTGCAACAATCAGGCATAAGAAAGTGAGGATAATAATGACGCAAGCAAACATATGGTGTACCATTGCAGTCATATTTTTTATTAGCATCGACTACGTTACTGGCGTGGTAAAAGCAATCATGCGTGATAATCTGAGTTCGCGAAAGATGCGGGAGGGACTAGGGCACAAGTTCGCCTATCTTATGCTTGTGCTGGTGGCATGGTTCATCGACGAAGTGAACCGGCATATCAATTTAGGACTGCCAATGTCCGTATTTGTCTGCACGGTCGGCGGAGTATGTCTAATCGAACTCACGTCAATCCTCGAAAACGTCACCGAAATCAATCCCGAATTAAAAAACGCGCCATTCATGCAGATTTTCGCTCAATCCACAAATGACAAGCATAAGGCGGAATGATGGACGGCATAATATGGATAGGCTCGCCAAACCATTACAATGGACGCAATGGATACGCCGTGACACACATAACGCTGCATATCATGGTCGGCCATCTCGCCGGAACGGATAGCGTATTTTTGAGCGCCAATTCGCAGGCAAGTGCGCACTATGGTATCGGCGCGGACGGTGCAATTCATCAATACGTGAGCGAAAACGACGGCAGCTACAGTGACGCCAATTTCACGTCAAACAATTCGACAATCAGCATAGAACACGAAGGGGGTATGAACGGAATACCTTGTACGCAAGCGTGCATGAACGCTTCCGCTCGACTCTGTGCCGACATAGCACGCCGATATGGTTGGACGCACCTGCGGCACGATGGACTCAACGGCAACATATGGTTACACCGCGAAGTGCCGGGCACCGACCATTACGGCTGTCCCGACCTAGCGCCAAACGGACTCGACATAAATTATGTTATCAACAAAGCAAATCAAATTCTAGAAGGAGCCGACGAAATGGCATTGACCGACGAAGATATTATGAGATTCTGGACACACAAACTCCCAAACGGACGCGCAGCACGCGACATTATCAGCGACGCAACCAGCGACGTAATCCGAATGCACGACACGGGACTTGTCGGCGGACAATGGATGCACAAACTTCCAAACGGCCGATACGCCCGCGATATTGTAAGCGACGCAACCAGCGACGTAATCCGTATCCACGACACCATGCTACCAGCATTAACCGCACAAGTAACGGCGCTCACGGCAGCAGTAAAAGCATTATCCGAGTCGATAGGCGCCAATCCCGACACCATTGCCAAGACCGTGCAGGACGCGGTAAAAGCAAAACTGGACAGTCTGAAAATCACCGTAACAGACGAACAGTAGCGCGACATAAGAAAGCCCCCTAGGTTATTGCCTAGGGGCTTTACTTTTTATACGTCAATCGCCGTTGTCAACCGAGACAACATACGTACGGCACGGGCGACCCTTCTTAGACAAACACCGCCTGGTTTCAACGTAATCATAATCGTAGCTCAAAGAAAGTTCGATAACCGCTGCAAGAGCGGACTCGAACGTAATAACACTATCATCAAAACGACCATTATCACGAACGGGAGTCTTGAGCACGCCTTCAATACAAACTTCGTACCAATTGTCCTCTTCAAGTTCGATAACATAAGCGTTAAAATTAATCATTTTATTTTTTTCCTTTCCCTATCGGTTGATACTCACATCATACCACACACCAAAAACAACACACCCAAAACACACAAAAAAACAACACAAAAAAACCCCACCACAACCACAACCACCAGTACCCAGTAATAAAGTATGTATCCCCAAAATAATTCGAGTCATCGCATCTGTGGCTTGAAATATGAAGGGGATTAACCATAACCACACTCCGGTGTGGTTATTCTGCCCCTCTGGAGAAGAGTCGTGAAGCGACCTGCACTCATTCTTATCTGCCTGTTATTACAGGCCTGTTCAGCCACGACTAAAGAGCTGGGCAATTCACTGTGGGACAGTCTGTTCGGCACGCCAGGCGTACAGCTGACGGACGATGATATTCAAAA